CATTATAACTCCTGTTCTTTTATTATATACCAATACTTTCTGCCAGTATCATCATCCCATACTGACATTTCTTCTAGTATATTAAGTGTGTTGTTTGATATTTTTGCTAAATCTCCACTGTAAATAGGTTCAAAATAACCTACAACTAGAGATCTTTTAGCTTCATGTGTTCTAAATACTATATCTTTGTATCCATACATTGTAAGCAATAATTTTATCTTACCTTCCGCATCTTTCTGCATACCAGTTACTTCATCAACAGGCACAACTACTTGTACATCTTTATGTGTATTTACATCTTTCTTTTTTCCAGATAATTCTATCAATCCATCTTTCTTTAAATCGTTTACTCTACCACTCACTGCATTAATCTCAAAGTTTGTAAGATTTGCAATTTCTCTGTTTGACAATCCTTTTCCATGTATATTGTAATGTGTATTAATTACATACATTATTTTTTGTTTTTGTGTTTTACCTACACCGTCTTCATTTAACTCTTTATATGCTTTTTTACTTGTTTCTGTTACCATTTTACTTCTCCTCTTTGTTTAATTCATCGAACCCAAGAGCAAACTTAAGAGATTCTATTCTACCTGCGCATACATCCGCTAACGTTTTATTCTCTTCATAGTTTCTCATAAGATACTCTCTCATGCTCAATTCTTTTTCTAGTGCAATTATTAGTTCATCTTTTGTTTTTATTTTTAGCATTGTTTCTCCTTTTGTATTCGTTATGAGCAAACTTCTCTGCTCGTTGTTCCCATTTATTATCATTGTAAAAATCCAATCCATTATGCACAGCCATTTGACCTGCTTGATTGTATTTCTTAAGATACTTCTTTAGTCCTAGTCTTTTACAATCTAGGGCATGGCATATCTCATGCAACAATGTTATAATAAATTCTTTTTTAGTTTGTTTAGGATTCAATATAATAACATCATCCTCTACAATATACTGACCTTTTAACTGAAATGAATCAGCTATAAAATACATAGACTGTAAATTATAACTCTCTATGATCTTATCTATTTCTTTAATTTCTAACTGCATTGATCGTTTACTCATTGTTTTATCCTTTTGTTTAGTTTAAAATTTTTGCCTACATCCGACTCCAACGGATCGTAACGGAGCCACAGTCGAATGGAGCAATAAACAACTGTTGCGTTAGATAGGCAATATTTGATTAATTCTTTATCTTAGATCTAAAACTTTCTCTTCTTTCTTCAGATGTAAAAGAATTGTTAATTAATTGATTCATTCTATTATAAGCAGCTCCATTATGTTTAAACCTACCTTTGTTGTAGTTAAGTATATATGTATTAGATAACGTCTGCTTTTGTCATTTTCTTTTGGTTTACTTTTTGCATTTTTATCTCCTTTGTTTTTGTTTGTTTACTAGTAATAATTTAGGCACTGCTGTAGACGATGCGGAGTCTATATCCTACACATATTGTAGTTGTGAGTAGAAGGGAACAGTGCCTATTAATTCTTTGAGTGCCTTTAAGCTTATCTATATGCTTATATTGTGGAAACAGTACGATTGAAAAAGGTATCCCTTTTAATCAATACCTATCATTACCCAACTCGAGAGCAATAGGAGCAGGACGTATACCGCTAGCAGATCATTACTCTTAAAGTACACTCAAAATTAAATCTCAGGGGCGCCTCGGAATCCCATGTCTGTGCATCAGTCTTTAAAGGTTGCTACCTACCCCCTGCTTTTGTTGAATTATTTCAATAGCTCTTTCTATTGTAGCTATCATTATTTCTCTTGATTCAACATCACCTCTAACGTGATCGAATCGTGTTTTCATATCCTTTATTAAATTTTTTATATGTTTAAGATTTTTACATACTTCTTCATCATACACAACATCATCACCTAATCCACAAGTAAGGCAAATACAGCCCAATGTAGGAAAATCATGTGCATGGTTGATTTGTGTGTCTCCACATGAACATTCATGTATTGTCATATTTGTCTCCTTTAGTTATTATATAAAAGAGCAAGACATTCCTAGCCAGTGTGATTCGGCATTTCTGTATCAGTACATAGCCGTAACTAGTCACATCATGCATTACTTCTGAATAATTACAGAATAGTGATAGCGACCTTGCTCTTTAATTGTTTATACCCAAGTTATCGTAGAATGTAGTATATATAGAGGAAATATCTACATACCTTACATTTACACGCCTAACACGAGCAGTTGCGTACTTATATACATGCTTATATACATATATACATAATAATAATACAATAAAATTAAATAAAAAGAGGTTGTGGGAGTTACTAAACTTCACTCCCATCCTCATTACTTTAGAGTCCTAAGGCTCCAACCTATTTGACCCCACTTCTTAGCTGCATATCTATCATTATTCATCTGTGCTTGAGTCTCATACAACTTAGCAGTAGCGGCTATGTTCTTAGCAATTCTACGCTTAGTAGCTAGAGGTTGATCTTGCAATTCTACAATAGCTTCAGCCATGAATACATCAGCATCCATATGCATAACGTCAGATATTTTATCTTCTTCTGTTACTTTAGGTTGCTCTTTGTTTGATGTAACCTTTTCTATTAGTGACATTTGTCACCTCCTTTATATTAGTTCAATAATTATTATTATAATATAAAATGAAAAATAACGAAAATTCTATTTTGGAAATCTCCCCGATAGGGGGTACATAGTATAAATAAGACACTCTATCCAAATCATACAATAATTCTACTAAATAACAGGGGTAATTACTTGTATTAGGTTGTATAATAGTAAAAATTAATGGGTGGTTGGGTCGGGATAAATAAAAGGTGTAATTAAAATGTCTGAAGTAATAGAAGGTTTATCAAACTTATCAATCTCTGAACAAGAGAAGATACTAAGTAAATTATCACAGGATTTAGTTCCTGTAGAAATAAACGACAAAGTATACCTTGTACCTAGAGAAGTAGACGAACTAATAGATAGTTTATCTGCTCAAGTTATGTTATTAACTGAACATCAATTTAAATGGCAGAAAAAAGAAAAATTAAAAATGTAGAACACTATGTCTATGAAGACATAGACGAGTTTAGAGAGACGTATCCAAATACAATAGTTCATCCAGATTGGCGAAAAGCTGAAGAAGGTGATTGGGTTATGAGTGACGATGATAGGGTTGTACAATTGCTAAAAGTCAAAACAAACGTTAATCATCATTCAGATACAAAAAATTATAACTATGCAAACGGATGGGTGCGAACTGTAGTAGGTAGTTTTATTAATAAACCTAGTACAAAAATGGATACAGATTTTAGTAATCATCCTAATAGATATACATTTTCTACAAAAATAAAAAATACTGCGGATAATTTTCGTAATAGAAAAAAAGTCACAAATAAAGAAAAACAATTTGCTACAAACGTAGTGATAGGAATGGGAGCTGTGGAAGCATATAAAAATGCTTACAAAGAAGTCTCAGAGCAAAAAGCAAGAAAAAAAGCAACCGTACTTTTAAAACAGGAAAGAGTTATGGAAGAAATACAAAAGTCTGTATTAGATGTCGCAAAAGGATTAGGGATAGATCATGAGTATATTCTTAGTAAATTAAAGCATCTTGCAGATTATAGTGAAGACGATAATATTATATTACAATCAACAAAAGAATTAGGTAAAGTCATAGGTACATCTAATAATACTATTAAACAGAAAGAAGTAGGTTTAATAGGTATGTTTGAGGGTTTTTCTCCTGAACAATTAGAAGGTGCAAAAAGAAATGAATTGCCTATTGAAACAAAACAAATCAAATCTGAGGAGAGATAATGGGAGTAAATGAAGGTATCGTAAAAGACAACGATGGTAATGTTATTAGTTGTTGTCATTGCGGCTCTAGGAATATACATAAGAGTGGATTTTTATATAGAGCTAATTCTAAAAAGCAACAATGGAAATGCTTAGCGTGTGGTAGAAAAACAGTTAAACCTACTATATTAGAAAAAAGTCCATTTAAAGTAGAAGAGAGAGATCCAGAGTCTATACCAATAGAAGAACTTATTGAGTTTAGAAAAAAACAATACAAACAAAAAAAGACATCTAAAGAAAATAAAAAACTTGTAAAGATTGATATAAACATGAATGGGCCAATAGGGATTGCACATTTTGGTGATCCTCATGTAGATGATGATGGTACAGACTTATCTCAGATTATTCATTACATGACTTTAATTAATAATACAGAAGGAATGTTTGCTGGTAATCTTGGTGATATACAAAATAATTGGATAGGAAGATTATCTGCATTATATGGACAACAATCTACAAGTGCTAAAGAATCATGGAGACTTACTGAATACTTTGTAAATAAATTAAATTGGTTATATCTAGTAGCAGGTAATCACGATGTTTGGTCAGGTGATGGTGATCCATTAGACTTTATTATGAGAGATCATCAAGGTCTATATGAAAAATGGGGAGCAAGAATGAGACTTGTATTTCCTAATGGTAAAGAAATACGAGTTAATGCTAGACATACATTTAAAGGAAATAGTATTTGGAATACAGCTCATGGTGTAGCAAAAGCAGCTCAGATGGGATGGAGTGACCATGTACTTACTTGTGGACATACTCATGTATCTGGATACCAAGTAATTAAAAGTCCTTCTAGTGGATTAATTAGCCATGCATTGCAAGTAGCATC